GTGTGGAATCCCACGTCACGTTGATCGTGAGCCCCGTGGCGCCCCAAAGTGTCGCCAGCGGATCGGGCGTGAGCGTCAGAACGGTGGAAGGCGATCCCGTCGTGACCGGCGCGCGATAGACCGCAACTCCCGTAACCGCACCGCCAGACAGCGTGAGTGACCACACACCATCGAAGGCGTCGGTCGCGTAGTACTGCAATCCATCAGTGGGCCAGCTCGAACCCGCCGTTGCGATACTGGAGAATGCCCCGACAACACCCTTGGCATCGATCGCCAGTCCGGCGGCAGACGCCGTAAGGAACCCTGTTCCAATGCGCGTGATGCCGGAGCCGTCGATCGTAACGCCGTTTGAGCGGAATGCGGCTTTCGAGAACGTGGCAAGCAGGTAATCATCGCCATATGCGGTAGTTGATGGCGAGCTGGCAGACGTGCCCAATTCTGCCCGGACGATGGCGCCAGTGGACTTCAAGGGCCATTGGCTCGCGCGATACCCGACTTGGGCAAATGCGGTTGACGTAACCGCCGAGCCGACTTGATCCGAGGCTAGGAACGCCACATCGGAGGATGACGCGGCGACCACATGGGATGCAGTGTGGACCGCGAAAAAGGCATTCATCGTCTGGTAAGAGGAGCCGGCTTTAGCCGCCATGTCGGCTTCGATGCAGGATGCGCCAGCAAGGTTGGTAGCACCGGCATTGAAGATAATGTAAGGGTTCATGCCCGCAGCCGCGCCTTTGGCGCCTGCATTTAGATTAGTGCCTCCCATCGCAGGGAGAGCGACACTGGCTTGTATCCCCTCGATAATGCCGCCGTTGGAAACCGTTCCTGTGGGAACGAAGTTGACCAGCATTCCAATCCGGCCGCCGCTATACCCCGTCCCACCGAAATTGTGGTCAATCTGCAAGTCGGCAATCGCTTGGGTTGCCGATGCGGTATCGCTTGAAACGGCCCAATGTGTCCACGGATAGATACCGGAGCCAGTGACCGAACCGGCGAGCAAAACCGATTGAACGAAAGTCGGGGTTAGGCCAGTCGTAGCCAGCGGAACCGTGACGCCCCCACCGTTGATCGTCCCGACATTGAGCGTGCCAACGCCGCCACCGCCGATCTTAACAACGCCGTTGCCCTGGGGGATAATCCCGATATTCGATCCGTTCGGCGTGATGATATTCACATCGGAGCCACCGGCTACCGCAGCGCCGAGCGAAAGGCCAAAGTTGGTAGTGAGTGAATTCCCGCTGGGATTAAACAGACCCAGCGCCCCCGTGGAGGAAAGCCGGGTGTTAGTGGCATCCCACGATATTACGCCGCCGCCGCTAAACGCGATGGCACCACCGGATGTAATGCCTCCCGGCGCATGGAAATTGCTGAACTGATCGAACAGCCCGACCGCGCCGCCATTGAACGTAAAGTTCAGGCTTACGCCGTCTGAATTAATTCCCCATTTGCCATCAGAGCTAAGCGCGATTGACTGATTGCTCGCGAGCCATATTGCGTGCGCACTGGCGCCCTGAGTCGCGTTTCTCGTGTCGAGAACCGCTTGCGTGAACGGCACATTAACATCAAACACGCGCTTGATAGATGTATGCGTATTGCCGTAGAACCCGATCCCGTTGCCAACTAGCAAATCGGAGCCGCTTGGATTGGCGAGTGAGAGATCGACCGACACGACGCCCGTGCTGTCGTCGTCGTCAACGTTGTTCCCGGTCCAATCCAGCTCCAGCGTGAGCGCCGCGCCCCGTTGCGAACTAGGCAAGTCCACATTGTCGTGCATCTCGACCACATGGCCGATAAGGGAAACGCCTTCCGCGCCTCCGGTAATTGCAGTGCGAACCGCCTGACTGTAACCCGCAACCTGCGTAGCCGCGCCTGCCGTGGCGCGATCCGGATAGGCAGACGACGTGCTAAGCGATGCCAAGAAGTTCCACGTCCCGCCAGTCGGCGCGTTCGATGCGCTAGTGCTGATCGTAGTGTTAAAGACGTTCCCAGCAGCCCCGCCGTTGTGGTTGACGAGATAGAAGCTCTGAACCTGGGCAACGTCAGTGGCAGAACTTCCGACGCGAGAGAATTGCGCAATCTGATTCTTGGCGCCCTGACTCCAAAACGTAGAGCGGCGAAAGTCAGACTGCCCGACGTATAGCGAACCATTGGTTACGGTGCTCTGAGCCGCGCCATTGACCGTCAGGGTTCCGCTCAGGGTGAGATTGCTCGCACTGCTTCCCTCACCCGCAACCGCTGCGTTGAGATCGGCGGCATTTAAAACCTGCCCATCCTGCCAGGGATAACCCATCTTTAAATATGTCCTAGCGAAACTGAACGGTGAGGGCTGAGAAATTGTAGACGATGCCGCTTGTCGCGGTTACTTGCACCGTTCCGACGATGTTTGATGCGGATGAAATGTCTACCCAATTCGAGTCAAATGCCACGTTGGCAGATGATGTTGCCGCAATGCCAGTTGCCGCAATTTCAGGGAACCCAGAAAGAGATACGGACGCAGTTCCGCCGCTCTGAGGCGTCACAATCTGAAACACACCGGAAATCTTGGCCTGATACTTTCCGCCGGTTACCGGAGCGAACTGGTTTGCAAGGCAAATGGACTGCGGTGATCCGTTCGCAGTCACGTTTGATGCCAATTGCACGGGGAGAACCTGCCAAACCATGTCATGTGCGGAAACGATTTCCGACACACCAGCGCCCGCGATGATCTGTCCAGCGCCGCCAGGCTTGGTAATGACGCGGCTGCCAAGCACGAACGTCGCACCGGCATTAATGGCGAACAGTGTTTGACCAGAGGCTACGGCCGAATATCCGATCACCTTGAGGCCATCAATAAGGAGCCTGCCGCCTGCCCCGTTACCAACGGTGAAACCAGCGCCAGCAGCAAAGACGTAAAGGTTGCTAAGCGATAGATCGACATTATCGGACGTGAACGAAAAGAGCTGCGCGGTCTGAACCTCGCCGGAGAACGTATCGCTTTGCGCCTGGACGTTGGACCAAAGCCCAGAGACGTGAACCGAACTATTGGCAACCGCGCAGAACGTGGCTCCGAAATGCTGGATATCGGTTACATTCCAGTTCCACGCGGAATGCGTGGCTCCTAGGCATGTGCTATCGGTGAACAGGAACCCTTGCTTACACTGGAAAAACTCTAGCCCTTTGACGAGAGCGTTGTCCGTGTAGCCGCAGTCCCACCCGATCAGGTTTGCATAAATGTAATTTGTGACGGCTGGTGTGCTGGAATAAAACAGGTTTCTGACGTGGACGTTATCGACGCAGATAATGTCGTTGACGAAATCCGTGTGAATGCCACGGACAAAGCAGCTCAGCATGAGGTTACGTATGTTAACGCCAGTTCCGCCGCCGTTCGCTGCCGGATAGAGGATTTGGAGCCCGTGCGAGGCTCCGATTGCCATGATATCTTCGACCAGGCAGAAGTCGCCGCGAACGTCAATCGCCCAAGGATAGATCGTCGGCGTCCATGTCGCACCGGGGATGGGTTGGTTGTAGATGAAATTGATGCCCTTGATCGCAGCCCCATGCCCGGCAAGAGTTACCGCCGGATTGGTTAGATCGTTGCATTGAAACCAAGTGCCCTGTGCTGCCCATTGAGCGATTGTCGCGGTCACGCCAGCGAAATTGCGCGTGGCAGGCCCCAGGAGCATGACCCCATTCGGGACTGAAAGCCCGGTATTGAGGATGTAGGGGTGCCCGGTTGGAGGGCAGTAGACGATCCCGCCAGTCGCAGCCATCGAATTGAGCGCAGCCTGAATAACAGGCGAATCGTTCGTCGTGCCGTCGCCCTTGGCACCAGCAGTCAGGACGTTGACCGCCATATCCGCCGCAGTGGCGGCAGACGCCGCCGCCTGAGCCGCTATAGCGGCAGTCTGAGCGGTGTTGGCAATCGTCTTGGCTGTATTCGCTGCGTCCTGAGCCGCCGCCGTAGCCGCCTGCCCGGCGGCAAACGCCGCATCGAGGTCATTGGCATAAAGTGTCTGGCCATCAGACCACGGATAACCCGTCATCCTAACGTGCTCGTACCAAGCACGAATTGCCCCAATGCGTTGCTGCTAGTGGGAGTGACCGGCGTAACCGGAGTTCCGCCACCACCGCCGAAGCTAAATGCCCCGACGTAGCCGGCACCGCCGCCACGCCTGCTCCAGAGAGCGCTCGGCATCTTAGCGAGCGGAATTTGCGCGTTGGCCGAGCGAATGGTCATCATGCCCTCGCGCGCGCGGTTGATCGCAAATGGCGTCGGCTGGAGCCCGTATGCTTCCTGCAAGCGCACGACGAGGTTGTAATGGATCGCTTCCTCATATTCCGGCGGCAACAGAAAGTTGTCGCTCAGATTCGCGAACGTCTGCAACGGTGCGCGCACCAGAATGTGCAGCTCGTAAATCGACGGCGGCACGGACCACACATAAAGCCGCCCGAACGGCATCTGCGGGTCGTAATAAGCCGACGTGGGGAACATGCCCAACCCCTTTAAGGCGATTGAGTTGTATTCCTCACGGCTCTCCATCAAGGTCAGAGGCCAGTCGATCGTATTCGCGCCCGTAGCCGCTGGAGCCAGCACATCGCTGCCGTCCGCAATGCTGTTATCGAGCGAGAATTCCTTTGGCGTAGGACCGCCCTGGCGGAAAAACGCCCCCTCGATGCGAGAGGGGCGCATGGGCATGTCAATGTCACCACCCGGCCCGACCTGGTAGTTGATGGCCCCCGTCGATTGGCACCACACGTCCATCAAGCGGAATACCAGATACCTCTGCGCATTCCACTGGCCCAGCATCATGTTGAGCCGACGCAAGCCGCCGTTGATGTCCTCAGCGGAGGCGGTTTGCCCCACGCCGAGAACACCCGCGTCACGCAACGCGAGATCGATAACGTCGCGTGCTGTAGTCACGTCTTAGCCCGCCGAAGACTCGACGTGAGTCGCCGGAGTCGCTTCCACCACGACATCGGCCTCGCGCGCCAAGTCGGCCTGCCGCTTCTGCGCCGCAGCATCAATGCGCTCGGCCTCTGCCTGCCGCTCCTCCTCGGTCGGCGCGTTCAGGATCGGCTTAACGACGTACTCGTGATGCTGCACGCTGTTAACCACAGTGCCGATATCGACCTGCTCGGCAAGGTCGGGAGCCTCGCCGTCAGGATCGCCTTGCGAGACGATGGTATCGACGCGCATACGAGTGCTGTTATGCCGCACCATCTCTGCCTCAGCAGCGGTGCGGTGCATGTCCGCCTCTTCCGGCGTGTCGAACCAGTTATGCTCCGGGCCGACAAACACCTTGTCCAAGTCTTCCTGCGTTTTGGCAGTGCGCTCGCCAAGCACCGGATGATACTTGACGAAGGGGAATTTGAGATGATCGAACGCCATTTAATTAGCTCCTAACTACGGCGTTACACAGGGTCGGCAACGGTGGTGATCCACTCAGGCATCAGCACCGCATTGCCATACAGCACGTCGAGACGGGTTGGGTTCTGGTCAGTGGTGAAAATCCACTGGCTAGCAACACGCATCGAAATACCGTCCTGGGTCTGCCGCGACACGTTCGCGCCCGCGAGATCACCCTCAAGGTCAACCATCGCCAGCGTAACCGCCATCGGGTTGAACACGAGGTTCTTGCGATACTGGACGCTCGCAGCGGTCACACAGTAGATGACAGCGGAGTTGGCCGGGCTGGACACCACGGTCTGATAGGGCACCGCGACGCCAGCGTTGGACGGGGTGAGCGCCGGATAGATCGGAATCTTCCTT